TCTCCTGGCGTGGGTACGAAAAAACGATAGTAAAGCATATCGCCTAAAACTCTGGGACTTGTATAAGAAACACAACAAAGGATCGAGCAAATCCAAACCACTTCTATCACAAAAAGAGTTTATCGAAAAGTTGAGGGATAAGGATTTCAAATTCAAGAACAGTAAAATCATCTGTCTCGAATTTATTGATACTCTAGCGAAGGGTAATAAAAAGAAGAAAGATGAATTCACCACGAAGATGTTTAGGTACGCCCAGTCTAATGTGGATCAATCCAGTTACTTTGTGAAACTATACTAATGGAATCGAAACCATCTATGTTACTGAAGATACACAACCAGCAGACTACAGGCGTGGTCGCACATTTAAAAAAAGGAGGTAGTCGCCGATTATGTTAAATACGTTCCAACAGTTCATCACTGAACAAAAGAACACCCATATGACGCACCTTTGACTTGAAGATAAAGTCATCTACGGTGGAGCGAACGGCACGCGACAAGCGATCAATGCCCTGCGTGGTATGAGAGATATGCTTGGCGGGAAACACGCGGGCACTGTGTCCGTTAAGTGGGATGGTGCGCCTGCTGTCTTTGCCGGCACTGACCCTAGTGATGGGAGATTCTTTGTTGCCAAGAAAGGTATCTTTAACAAGAACCCAAAGGTCTACAAGACACCTCAGGAGGTCGACGACGACACATCTGGTGATCTTGCCGACAAACTAAAAGCAGCACTGAAGTATCTTCCTGAACTAGGAATTAAGGGTGTGCTCCAAGGCGATCTCATGTTCGGTCCGGGTGATGTTAAAGTTGAGACGATTGATACTAAGAAGTATGTCACGTTTCATCCTAATACAATCCTGTATGCTGTACCTTACGAACAAGCGAAGGCAGTCAGACAAGCGAAGATCGGCATCGTATGGCACACGTCTTATACAGGTTCGTCGTTCGAGACAATGAAGGCGTCGTTTAATGCGGATGCTTCTAGTCTTAAAAAATCGAAGAACGTATGGTATCAAGATTCTAATCTCAAGAATCTAGAACGTGCTACCTTGAGTAAGAAAGAGACCGAGCAAGTCAATCAGTACCTGTCACAGATAGGCAAACTGTTCAACAACATAAGCGGTACGACTCTGAGACAACTAGAGGGACACCCGGAACTAACTCAGACGATAGAGACGTTTAGTAATACATTCGTGCGCAAGGGTGAGATAATGAAGAACCCAACCGCGCACACAACAGCACTGATCCGATACATCAAGACCAAGTATAAGAAAGAGATCGATAAACGTAAGTCTGAGAAGGGTAAGAAAGCGCAGCGCGACAAACTATCCTCTATTCTCACATTCTTTTCGGATGAGAATAAACTCTCTCTGATCAAACTGTTCGAACTCCAGCGATTGATCGTTGTGGTTAAACTCATTCTCATCAAAAAACTCAACAGTCTATCATCTATAGATACTTTTGTACGAACGAAGGACGGTTATAAGGTAACAGGTGACGAAGGATACGTTGCTATTGACAAGATGTCAGGCGGTGCTTTGAAACTGGTCGACCGGATGCAATTTTCATATTCCAACTTCTCGCCGGATATAATAAAAGGTTGGGAATCTGCTTCTAGGAATTAAATGTTAGCGTTCCAATTCGTATAAATAAATTGGCAAGATAGCACCTATTGATGCTCTAACAGTCAACTTTATATTGGATGGGAATAAGGAATGCCTCTTAATACGTTTAGTCAGTTCGTCGCGCAGGAATCCCCGAGCGAAGCAAACAAAACAGAAGTTGAAGACCTAGACCTTCTCGACGAAGAAGAACTAGACGAAGCACCAGGGAACAATGCTCGAACTCTCAGCATTTCCCAGCGACGCATGGCAGGTCGACGTCTCAGGCGAATGAAGGGTCGCATCAAGATCGCACGAAAACGCGCACTCAAACGCGCTGCCAATCCAGCGACTCTTAAGAAACGCGCCAAGCGTTCCGTCCGTACAACACTATTCACCAAATTCTCTCGCGGTAAGGCGAAGAAGGACGTTGGTCTTGCCCGACGCGCTGGTATTGAACGACGCGTCAACAGAATATCCAAGAGCAGGGTCGCAGCGATGACCAAACGACAAGTGAGAGGCACCCGACAAATTGATCGTGCGCGGAGAATGCATAAAAAATGAAGAACGTCTCATCGTTTAAACAATATCTGAAGGAAGAACAGAAAGAGGCATATTTCACTTTCGGTCGTCTCAATCCTCCTACAATAGGCCACGGTAAACTACTGGGCGCACTGGCAGCAAAGGCAGGCAAAGGCACGTACAAAGTTTTTCTGTCGCAGTCCCAAGACGACAAGAAGAATCCATTATCTTACGAACAAAAAGTTAAGCATGTTCGTAAAATGTTTCCTAAGTTCGGTCGTAACGTTATCTTGAACAGAAAGATCAAGACAGTTTTCGATATCGCCACGCTGCTTTACGATCAAGGCAACAACCGCATCACTATGGTGGTAGGATCAGATCGGATCACTGAGTTCAAAACACTCTTAGACAAGTACAACGGCGTCAAGGGTAAACACGGGTTCTACAACTTCGAGAAGATCAACGTCGCATCCGCGGGTGATCGCGACCCAGACTCTAACGATGTTTCTGGTATGTCAGCGTCTAAGCAAAGAAAGAACGCTGCTAACAACGACTTCACGACGTTCTCACAGGGTCTACCGTCCACGTTGTCTGCTAAGGACGCCAAGCGACTATTCAACGACATTCGTGTGGCAATGGGACTTAAAGAAACTGTAGAATTCAAGCATCACGTTGAACTAGAATCGGTGTCAGACATCCGAGAGAAGTATGTCTCTGGTGAACTGTTCAACGAAGATGATCGAGTCATGATTAAGAGTTCAAACAAAAAGGGATATGTACATAGACTAGGAGCAAACTATTTAATCGTCGCCCTAGATGAAGGAAGAATATCCCGCCAGTGGTTGGATAACGTAGTTGCTATCGAAGAGAAGAAAACAGATGACTGGTATCCTGACCAACCAGAGTGGGGTACAAAGAGAGCGACCGACTCAGCAAAGACAGATACCCCAGGCGAAAAAGTTAATCTAGCCAAGGCTAAGAAATTAGTCTCTAAGCGTAAAAAAGGAATATAAATAAACATCATGCGAAATTTCAACGAAGCAAAACAAACTCCATTCCAGACCATGCAGGATATCGTTAAGAATTCCCAAGCGAAGAAGATCGAAGGAAAGATGGTAGACACGTTTACTGCATCCGCGATCACACAGGCATATGCTAAAGTTAATGACAAAAATAAGAAAAGAATCGAAACGTCTAACCTATCAACGCTTGTTAACCTCGCACATAAGATAATGGGTGGTGGTTCTAAAAACGAAGCAACGGAAATGAACGAGAGTATGTCCCCTGCGATGTTTGCTGATCTGAAGAAAGGTGATCGTCTACAGATTAAGTTTGATTCACCTATGGCCAAAGGCAATTCAGGTAGTTTCGTTGTCTCTTTTAAGTCTAAGTCCAAGAAGTATAATCTCGAAAAGGTTACATTGACGAAGGACAAGAAAGGTCCAGGCGTGAAGTATTACCTCTACAATCGTAATGGTAAAGTGTCGATGGCACAGGGCGACATGGCGGTATCACTCACTAATGTGGTTAAAGAGTCTACAGAGAATAAAGAAGTGATTGAAGGGAGTAAAATCGTTAAGAAAGCATTAAATCCAGACAAACCATTGACCAGGCGTCAAAAGGATAAGCTTAAGCGCGACGCGCGCGGTAAGATTTGTACGGATATACACAATCGTTCATTAATGAAAGAAGCATTCAAAGTCGGTGATTATGAATTAGAAGAAGGTACATGGAAAATGCCTAAAAATAATAAACAAATCGCTCCTCTTATGAAACTAATGAAAAAACCTATTAAGTTAGGTAAAGACGGTGATGCTGCTATTGATGTTATAGAACCCTATATAGGTGATGACGAGTTATATGATGATTTATATGATGCTGGTAAGAAAAATCCAAATGGTGATGCAAGGCCTATTATTAAGGATGCTTTAAGACGGTTTGGTTTCAAAGAAGAAGTGTCCGTTGATGAACTTAGCACTAAGACTTTGCAAAGTTACTCAGATAAGTCATGGAAAAACAAGAAGCGTAGTAAAGGTGTCAAGACTGCTGCTGGTAAAATCGTTAAGAAAGCATTAATGAAAGAAGCATTCAAAGTCGGTGATTTTGTATTGGTAAACACTGGTCCACATAAGGGTGAGAAGCATGAGATCATCCATGTCAAACCAGGCGGTGGATACAATGTCATACCAGTCGGGTTAATGGCGCGGGACATCAAATACAAACTCGGTGCTGCTGGTGCCAAGGCATCGAATGTGTCTGTCTGGAAAGAGTCTGTTGAACAGGTTGACGAGGGAAAGGTTGGTATCTACAGAAAATCAAATAGTCCAGCATACGATGGTGAAGATGCCCATAACTCAGCAAGACATACGCTTGTAAAACGTGCTGGTAAGCATCTCACATTCAAGAACGAAGCACAGGCAAAGGCATGGATCAAGAAGAACACCACTGCCGGCAAGGAATTCCTTTTCAGGAAAGTGAGCAAGTCGGTCAAAGAGTCTGTTGAGCAGATCGATGAACTAACAGACAAGCAGAAGGCAGAGATCGCAAAGCGCAAAGCAATGCGACAGGGACAAGCAGCGAAGAAGAAAGAAAAGACTGCTGCCAAGAAAGCGGCCGCTGAGAAGAAGAAGAAAGATAATCCTAATGCTCGGGGAGAGTATCTTGACGCTGCGGACAAGGGTCTGATTATGCAGTTGAGATCTGCCGAAGATATCAGTAACGAGAAGGAACATCCAATAACTTTCCGTCGAGGAAAGACAGAGAAAGTTCCACATGAAGATGTAAAGGCAGTGCTTTCTTTCCATGATGCACTCAAGAAACCAGACGACAAACGCCGATTAAAAATTCAACTTGCTAAAGGCGGAGCAACTGCTGCTAAGAAACTGGCAGACGTTTATCGAAAAACTGCAGGTAAATAACGACTACACAGATGTAAGGGAAATAATAAATGCCAGACTCACAAGATGCGCGATTATCAAGAATCGAAGATAAATTAACAGCGATACAGGATGCGCTTGTCACTCTTGCGCGCGTAGAAGAAAAGATCGCTGATCTTGAAGTTCGTCGACAAGAACAGAGAGAAGATGACGTCCTTACTAACAAAACAATAGAACTGTTGGATAGGAAGATCGCTAAAATAGGCGAGAAAACAGACTGGCACGAAAAGGTTATTTGGTATATTGTCGGTGGCACACTTATCTTTGTTGGTTCACAAATACTAGTAGCTATGCAGGGAGCATAGATCTATGACAGATAATAAAGGTCTATACACGAAATTAAAGGAGTTTTAGAAATGAACAACGACGATTTAAACGAATTGGTCGAAGACAACACAAACGACAAGTCTGACGACGGTGAAGGTATGGACAAAGTTCAACCTAAGGCGTTGAATAAGAAATTCAAGAAGAGAAAGGATAAGGACATCGATAATGATGGCGATACTGATTCTTCTGATGAGTATCTCCATAAGCGTCGAAAGGCAATCAGTAAGAACGTAGACGAAGCTGCGTCGAAGTTCTCTGCCAAAGAAATCAAGATGGCCGTGGGAATACCCTTCGATAAGAGATATAAAGGCACTAATTATTCCGGTGCTGAAGCAGCAATCGAAAAGATTAAGACTGGTCTATCAGATCACCCTAAAGTTGCAGATGCGCTTAAGCGCGCGAACGAAGCGGTCGTTCTTACTGTCCAGCATCCTACATGGGGATACGGTGAGGTTCTAGAGAATCTCGAAGACGATATGTCCGAAGTATTATTCGAACACGGTGTTGAAAGTGTTGGTCTGGTTGATGTGGATATCCTAGCATATGATGAGGGAGAAGACTTCACCGAAGAACTAGAAGCAGCGTTGGAAGAATCTCTCGATGAGAAGTCTGTTGACCTTGAAGAAGGTAAGATGAAAGAGTTTCATGCTATGGTAAAGCAAGGCATGACTGCCGCACAGATTGCTAAGAAGATTGGCATGAAAGAGAAAGATGTTGCGGAGTTTATGAAAAGTATGAAGGAATCTGTCGATCTTGACAAGTTACCTATGAGTGAAGCGACTGAGATCGAACAAGAGTTTAATGATGTATACACTCTCCGCATGAATAGTTATGCCAATGCGATGAAGAGAATGTGGGAATCTAAAAATTCTCCTCAGACTAAGAACGCAGCACCTGGAGAAGACAAGGACGTGGAACGCGAACTTGATGGTAAGAAGATCAAGAAACTCCACCGCGATAATGTCAAAGACGATGACACTGAAGAGAAGAGTCATGATGATGCTTTGAAAGCAGCGAGTGCAACTAAGCAGGCACCTACGCGCAGGGGTGATAACAGGTAATGAAGTCCTTTATAGATGGAGCAACATAATGATTAAGCAACCAAGTTTCGCACCCGAATCAATACCTACTCCCATGGGCTGGGTTGATCCACAGGGTGGCATGGTGTCAGCAATGCAACTATCGCCTGGCGATATTCGCGAATGGTACAGCGCGCAAAGCGGACCACAGATGCTGACCGAAGCACCGACTGATGGATCGTTTCATATCGATGGTGACATGAAAAGACATTTCTGGGGCGAGTCTTGAAGAAGATCAAGAAAGAAATACAATAGTACAATGTCAGACGATCTCATTGAGTTCACTCCTGCTACGCCTGACCTCGATAAAGAGGAGAGACGGTTAGAACTGGAACTCAGAGAAGAGAAAGCAGAATCACAGAAGCGAATGGCATGGGTTGCAATGATCTCTATGATCGTCTTCACCGTTTTCTTATTTCTTCCTTTCTTCAGTGATGAAAGGATTAACGCAATCGGAGATGTGCTCGGATTGTTCTTTGTCGCCCAAGCAGGTATTGTGGGAGCGTATTTTGGTTTCACCAGTTGGATGAGTAGAAAGTAACTAGATAGATATACACTTAGTGCTTTCCCTTTGGAATTAATATATGAAGTTGTTTGAAGAACTGAACGAAGATGTCTTCCTGTTATTCGCTGCGCGTCATTACTATAACCCTATATGTATCGACGCAGAAGAATTTCATGAAGATCTCAAGAGATTTAAATATGTGAAGCGTTTGATCAGTAGATTTACTGCTGGTGGATCGTTAAACGAGACGTTGATACTGAACCACTTGATTGTTATTTTCAATGTGTTCGGGACAGATGCTGGGTTAAAGATGTTGGAATTTAGATTAGAAGATAGATACTGGTCGACACTAAAACCATTCTTAATCTTCCTGAAGATTATTCCAAACGATATTTACACTGAAATACCAATGAACAAGGAAGTAATAGAGAGGTTGAGAAAAATATAATGTCATTAGCATCTAGAGCAGGCGATCTATACTACACGTTTCGTTTTATCAAAATGTTGACGACCCCGTTTGAAGATACAGATGCATTTAAACTTGGTCTCATTGACGCGAAAGGTAAGAGGATCAAGTCTGAGAAGATTGTGGATGCAGAACAGAAATCAGCATTCACTACCTTCCATCGTTTGGTGTTTAATATTAAGAAACTGATGGCGAAGATTCCGTTCGGTAGTTCCAAACTCGCGTCATATGCTGCAGCGTTGTTTCTAGTCAAAGAACATTTCGGTGTATCGGACAAGAACCTAGAACGCATTGTTGAAAAGACCGAGATCGATTCTCTCGACTTCATGACAGAAGAATCGAAATGGTATCTCCTTGATGACCGTAGACTCTCGCCAGGAGTTTACAAACTACATAACGAGAAGTTACTATCAGACACGCTAGAAGAAGCAGTCTTAGCTAAAGACAGCATCCGCGTAGGAAGTGAATCATATCCTGTAGGAATAGTATTTGGCCTTGACATATATGAAGCGCAACATGTAAAGACTGGCAAAAAGGTACACTTCACTATAGGCGAAATCTATAGATGAAAGGTTTTAAGCAACATCACATAGAGAGAATAATAACATGAAAGGTTTCAAGCAATTCGCAGAGTCAATGGACCATAAGTCCGACAACGAACTTCTGAAGATATCTAGATCGACGCACCCGCATGCCGCCGGAGCGATGGTTGCTCTCAAGAAACGTGGAGTAAAGGTACACAATCCTGCTACTGGCAAGAAAGAGTCTGTTGAAGAGAGTAAGAACAACTATACAGAGAAAGTCACCATGGGCAAACCCGAGGTGGGATCTGGTTATGAAGATGATGGTTCTTCTATTATAAGTTATGATATTTTTTATGGTAAAACATTAATTGGCCAAGTGGAAGATGGAAGAGAATATGATGGACAAATCAATATCTCAATCGACAAAATTGATCGCAGTAACAAAAACAGCGGATATGACCTTCTCAAGTTTGTCACCAAAAAAGATGCCGACGAACGTGATGCTCGATCAGGAGTCAGTAAATTCCTCAAAACACCATCTGGCAAAAAATGGACTGTATCCGCAGTAAAATCGGCGGGGATAAAAGAAGAAGGAGATCCAACCAGTACATCTGATGTTGTAGGCACTGGCGATGATGTGGCAGATTGGAAGACAAAGAAGAAGAAGAAATCATCGGTCGTAACGCGGCACTATATAGAAGTCAACGGTAAAAGAAAGAAGCAGACTAAATAACAAAATACCCAGGTGAATTAAATTATGTTAGCAGGAATATTAGGATCATTACTTGGATTTGGTTCATCAGTCGTACCCGCAATTATGGATGGATTTAAGTCAAAACAGGATCAGAAGTTTGAACTCGCTAAGATGGAGAAAGTGGCAGAACTGCGCAAGGCAGGATACACCCACGAACTAGACATGTACAATGAGATGGGTGCCGACACCGAGCACCAGAGACTCATTGACCATGACATAGCAATCAGTCAGCACGATGGAGTCATTGGCGCATTACAGCGATCGGTTAGACCTGTAATCACATATGCATTCTTCATACTGTTTACCGCAATAGAGATAAGTCTGCTTATGGAAGCACTAGACTCTGGAATGACTGTGACTGACTCACTAGGCATTCTATGGGATGATGATACAAAGGCAATCTTTGCCTCCATAATCGCCTTTTGGTTTGGATCTAGAGCAATTGATAAAAACAGAGAAATGAGAAATAAAAGAAATTAAGCAACGCTCTGCTTGAAATACAACACAAAAAGGTTTATACTTAATCTTTTCTATAGAATTTAGGAGTACATCATTATAATGCCCAGCAATTACCTTCCATCACTTTATCAGGAATTTATACATTTGTCGCGTTACTCTAGGTGGTTACCTGAAGAAGAACGGCGCGAAACGTGGGAAGAAACGATTGATCGATATTTCAATTTCTTTGAAGAGCACCTCCAAGAGTCATGTGATTATAAGATGCCTAAGAGTCTCCGAAAGGAACTCGAAGAGGCAGTCCTAGTACAAAAAGTTATGCCTTCGATGCGATGTCTAATGACCGCAGGCGAAGCACTCAAACGTGAAAACGTTGCAGGATATAACTGCGCGTATATTGCTGTGGACAAACCCCAGAGTTTTGACGAGATCCTTTATGTACTAATGAATGGTACAGGTGTAGGATTCAGCGTAGAACGTCAGAACCTTGCAAAGATGCCATCCGTTGCTGAAGAATTCCATGAGACAGACACAACGATTGTTGTTGCCGACAGCAAACTCGGTTGGGCAAAATCGTTGAAAGAACTTATCGGTCTTCTATATGCCGGACAGATTCCACAATGGGACATGAGTAAAGTTCGGCCGAGCGGCGCACCCCTAAAAACATTCGGTGGTCGTGCGTCTGGTCCAGACCCTCTCGATGAACTGTTCAGATTCTGCGTGGCCAAGTTCACCAGTGCTGCAGGACGACGATTAAACTCTACTGAGTGTCATGACATCGTTTGTAAGATTGCAGAGATTGTGGTCGTTGGTGGTGTGCGCCGCTCTGCGTTGATCTCACTGTCTAATCTATCAGACGATAGGATGCGCCACGCGAAGTCTGGTGAATGGTGGCATGCAGAAGGACAACGACGCCTGGCAAATAACTCTGCGGTATATACTGGGAAACCTGATACTGGTATCTTCATGGACGAGTGGAAATCACTGTACGAGTCTAAGTCTGGTGAGCGCGGTATCTTCAATCGAGAAGCGGCCAATATGGTGTCTGCTAGAAGTGGTCGTCGCATCATAGACGGTTGGGAGTATGGTACTAATCCATGCTCCGAAATCATACTTCGCTCCAGACAGTTCTGTAATCTATCAGAGGTCGTTGTACGCGCGAGTGATACGGTTGAGTCTCTGAAAGAAAAGGTCAGACTAGCGACAATTCTAGGAACGTTCCAGTCAACTCTAACCAACTTCAAATATCTTTCTAGTTCATGGAAAAACAACTGCGAAGAAGAACGATTACTTGGTGTGTCTATGACAGGTATCATGGACAATGTCCTAACCACCGGAAAGAAAGGCGACCTAGGCGCACTGCTGGATGAACTTCAACTAGTTGCGATTGAAACTAATGCATGGTTGTCAAAGAAACTTGGTGTCAACCAGTCTGTGGCAACCACATGTGTGAAACCTTCAGGAACAGTTTCGCAATTAGTAGATGCCGCGTCTGGTATTCATGCGAGACACAACCCTCGCTATGTTCGTACAGTTCGCGCAGACAAAAATGATCCTTTAACACAATTCATGGTTGACCAAGGTTTTCCTGTTGAGGACGATGTAGCGTCACCTGCGACAACAAGCGTGTTCTCTTTCCCTATGAAGTGCGATAAAAACGCTGTGTTCCGTACCGACATGTCTGCTATTGAACAACTAGAAATGTGGTTGGTCTATCAGAAGCATTGGTGCGAACATAAACCTTCTGTCACTATCTCTGTTAAGGAAGACGAGTGGATGGATGTGGGAGCATGGGTCTATAAGAACTTTGATTGGATGTCGGGTGTTAGTTTTCTTCCGTTCGATGGAGGTACATATAGACAGGCGCCGTACCAAGACTGCACCTCGGCCGACTATGATGAGTTGTTAAGTCGACTACCAAAGACAGTTGATTGGTCAGGTCTTTCTAAGTTCGAACTCGAAGACAGCACAGTCGGTGCTCAAACCTTAGCCTGCGCCAGTGGCGTGTGTGAAATAGTCGATCTGGTGAAATAGTGGAAGATTATTATCACCAAGTAAATTGTGCTGGTTGTGAAACAGAGACTAGAATTCGTGTCATTAATGAGGATGAGTTCCCTGTTTTCTGTGCCATGTGTGGCATGGAAAATGAGTCGAACCAGATTGAGGAAGACGACTATATAACTTCATGAGCGAATGGTTATACAACGGCAAGACATACGATCCCACTGAGGAAGAACTCAACGAATTGGTGGGATTCGTATACATCATCACTGAAGTCGAGAACGGCATGATGTACATAGGAAAAAAGTTGTTCTGGAAAACTAAGATTCTACCAATCACTAAGAAACGCAAGAGACGCCGCCGGACGGTCGTTCAATCTGATTGGCGTGATTACTTCAGTTCTAACAAAACCATCGTGGAAGAGGTCTCCACGAAGTCTGGAGACGCTTACAGACGAGAAATACTACATCTGTGCATGAGCAAAGGAGAGTGCTCTTACAAGGAAGCGCGTGAGCAGTTTGATCGTGAGGTACTACTTCGCGACGACTACAGAAACGGCATCATAAATTGCCGGATCAATGCGAAACATCTAAACAAAATGCGAGGCATCTGAAGTTATAAATACTCTCTGTAACTTGAATCTTCTAAAGAAAAGGGTTACACTATAGTGATAGTAACGAACGGAGAACATAGTAATGAGTTATATTAAGCGACTGGAAGTATTCGAAATTCTTGAAGCATTCAGTAAAGAATCATCAAGAAAAGAAAAGATAAAAGTCTTACAGAATTATAAGACACAAGCACTAATGGATGTACTTCGTGGTACATACGACGAATCGATTCAATGGAATCTACCTGAAGGTGCCCCACCATTTGCAGCAAACTCACCCCAATCAGTTCCGTCCACTATACACAAACAACACAGATACTTTAAGTATTTTGTGAAAGGTCTTCGCGATTGCGAGAACTTAAAATCAACAAGACGAGAAAGTATGTTTATCAGCATCTTAGAAGCCGTTCATCCTGAAGAGGCAGAGGTGTTAGTAAAGATGAAAGACAAGAAACAACTGGTGAAAGGATTGACCAAAAAACTTGTAGAGGAGGCGTACCCGGGTCTAATCCAAACATGATATGATAATTCCAAATCAAGTCACTACGGAGAACTGCCTATGACCAACGGTCAGATAGAACGACTGAAAAAAGACTCAAGACAACTTGGACATTATATACATAAACTAACCAAAAAGGGGAAAACGCATGCAGCGAGAAAGTTTCAATTAAAACAAGGTTTTCTCGACGCAGCGATTGACCAAGCAACCAACATGGGGTGATCAATCTAGGCAGTCCCCCTTAACAGGGGGATTACTTTACGCCCCGCTTAATGATTAACGGAGAAGAACATTCCTACTTACGATTTTAAAAATGTAGAAACAGGTGAAGTGGTCGAAAAGATCGTAACACTATCTCAACGTGAAGAGATATTATCGACAGGAAAGTGGGAACAGGTACACATCGGTGCAGCAGCGCCATTAATTACTCACACCGGCAACATCATCAATAAAACCTCAGGTGATTGGAAGGATGTACTCAAGGGTATTAAGAAAGGCGCGGGACCAACAAGCACGATTGATCTATGAGTCCTAAGAGAAGCACCCGATCTGAAAACGATCGGATGAAGATTAGTTTGGATAATCTATTAACAATTCAACCAGAAACAGACAACCAAGCAGAAGCATTCAAAGCATGGAAAAAAGATCAACTCAATCTTGTAATGGTAGGTGCTGCGGGTACTGGTAAAACGTTTCTAGGAATGTATCTCGCTCTCGAACAGGTAATGGACAAGTCGACACCTTACGAGAGATTAATCATAATCAGATCTGTTGTACCTACACGAGATGTCGGACATCTTAAGGGAACACTAGAAGAAAAACTCCAAGCGTACACCGCACCATACAGAGCAATCTGTGATAGTCTGTTTAATGTCAAAAAGTCATACGATAGACTGGAACACAATGAATATATTACGTTTGAATCAACCTCATATATAAGAGGTATGACGTTCGATAATTGCATCATTCTTGTGGATGAATCGCAGAACTGTAATGAACATGAACTCGATTCGACTATAACAAGGGTTGGTATTAACACCAAAATAATATTTTCTGGTGATTACTATCAGTCAGATTTTCGAAACAACAATGAACGAGAAGGTATCAACAAGTTTCTCCACGTGATCGAACACATGACATCGTTCGCCACGATACAATTTGGTTGGGAAGACTGTGTAAGATCCGACTTCGTTCGCGACTACTTAATGACTAAAGAATGGTTACATGACAATACAAATAAGCAATAATTTTTCACTTAAAGAATTCACACGATCTGTAATGGCACAGAGGATGGGCCTCGATAATCACCCCTCGGTCGATGAACTTGAAAATCTCTCTGAGTTATGCGATAATATATTACAACCACTAAGAGAACAAGTCGGACAAATCAAGATTCTTTCTGGGTTTAGATCGGTAAAACTCAACGCTGCGGTCGGTGGTTCTAGTAAATCTCAACACTGTAAGGGTGAAGCAGCAGACATCGAAGCATCTAACTTTGGAAACAAAGAACTGTTTGGATTTATCGCAGACGCATTTAAGTTTGATCAGTTAATACTTGAGTTCTATGCACCAGGCGATCCACATTCTGGTTGGATACATGTGTCGCGCAAGCGATCAGGTAATCGAGGTATGAAACTCGCTGCGGTGAAAGAGAATGGTAAGACAATCTATAAAGTGATCAATAGTAAAGAAGATTTAGAAAACCTGTGAGAAGGAAACATCGTGGCAAAGTACAGAAAGTTTGATCCCCAGAACAAGAAGAAGTCGAAAGATAAATCTGTTTCTGGACCTAAAACACAACCTCTACATAATTACAATAGAATTAGTAAAACTGAGTTGACAAATCGTTATGAAGAAATCGATCTATCGAGTCTACGTCGGTAAACCTAGAGTTCCGCACAAGATTGAGAATGAAATTAATTTTAGGAGAAACAAATGAGTCATTATAAAATGGTCTCCAATGCATTGCGAACACCTGACGGTACGGTTATTGAAAGTACGCATAGACATGACTATGTCACCCACAGAGATCAGAATGGCAATAATTACATGATAGATGGAGGTCTAGATTATGTTAGATCCAGTGCTAATGGTGATGAGGAACATTTAGCGGTTTATCTAGAGGATGGTCATGAGAAGGTTCGTAACGCGTTGACTTGGGGTACATACGGTATTAACGGTGACCAACCCTTAAAACGTGTTAAACTATCTGATATGAACAGTGACCACATTAGGGCTGTGTTGAAAGATAATGAAAAAAGACCAACGGTTTATCCCTCAGTTGTTACTGCGATGCAAGACGAACTGCAGTTTAGAAATTACGGTCTTCCTTTTTATAAAGATATATAAACTTGAAAATATTTTAGGAAGCGCACCTGTAATGCGTGGTAAATTCACACCGGATTACCGTTGAAGACCCCGTTAGGTGCGCTTCCTAAAATATTGGAGAAATGTTATGCAATTCTGTAGTTCTACTTACCATATTGCATAAAAAGTTTTTTTGTTGCGGGGTGATCCAGCGGGCGTAAACTATCATGAAAAATTTAATATTCCAATACTACATACCATACGAGTCGTTTGATAAAGGCATTGGTGGTAAAGAATTACCGCAATGGGCACAAGCAGGATCAAACTCTGCGGAGAATTATGCCAAGCAGTGTGGTGCAGAATACGAACTGAACTATACTCGCCACTTCAATCACATCGACCCTCGCTTGGATTCTCTACGTCTATTCTATGACGAATCGTTTGACGAATATGATAACGTCCTATGCTTAGACCTCGACATGTTGATTCGGACAAGGAAGAATGTCTTTGATATAATTGAATCCAACACAGATGTCGCAATGGTTCATGAACTAGGCATCTTCACCAAGAGAGGATCTTGGTTAGGTCGTGTGATGAATCCACCTCTTCATGAACGCGGGATAAAGGCATACGGCAAGCACTTGTTTGGATCTGACTGGAAGTTTCCAAGATCATCACTGTATCGTGACGAGAACTACCGGTATCTTAACGGCGGGTTCCAGTTGTGGACAAAACAGGGTAGACTGAAAGCACGAGAACTATTCACATCAGTCGACGACTATGTTCTTCACACCAGATATACCGAGCAGATGTATATCAATCTCCAGTTATCACAACCAGAGTTTAATGTCCAAGAGTTAGACACTAACTGGAACAGACTATCGTATCAGTGGTCGTTCAATCAACCGGACGGTTATATAAACCACTATCTTGGACCACAGGACAAACTACGAATGGTGAAGAAATGAGACTCTTAGAATTCGCAGCGAAAGGTCAACGTGGTATAGAGTGGGATGGTATTCGTGACACTCCAATGCCAGGATGTCGCGTACATGATCTGAGGGATCTGCCTTTATCATGGGTGAAAGACGAAACATATGATGGTATTTACTCTGAGCATTTCATTGAACACATCACCAAGGAAGATGGCATTGCACTGTTTAAAGAATGCATGCGCATACTTAAACCAAGTGGTTGCCTAAGAACTGTTTGGCCCTCTATGGACTTTGTCAACAAGATTTCTGGGAAGACGAACCTGGATGGCGATCCATTCATTGAGCACTACTATCGTTTCTATATTCAGAAAGAACACTTTCATCCAGAAGGTTTTAATGCTGACCGCAAACAAGACTATGTTGCTGCTGGACTATTACATCAGAAAGGTGAACACAAACACCTGTGGTATGAGGATGAAATGATGAGCGAACTAAAAGATGCTGGATTTGGACGCATACGAAAAATAACATATCAAGATTCTAGATTACCCCAGTTCTGTGGTATTGAAACTCCTGGATCTATAAGAGAAGCACATTCATCTGTAGTAGAGGCATTTAAACCATGGGCGTAAGTATAATCGTGACGTTGGGTCACAACCCAGACATGGAGAAGATCAAAGTTTTCTGGAATCCTGTCATGCTGAAATACAAGGACAGACCGGAGTATGAGT